CTGTGCATAAGCAGACAACTGCATACCGTGTTCATCGTATACTAATTTGGATGGGTCTTTACCTTCTAAGTTATCCTTAGTTTTAAAGTCTACAAAGATTCCAGATTTAGAATACAAATCTATCTTACCACCATACCCTGTGTCAGCACAAAAAGAATCTTCTGCAATCCATTCTTCATCAGGATAGTTTTCATCTAACCAAGCTTTAATTTTCTTGTAAGGTTTTGTTTGACCTAGACCTAAGAAACCTTTCTCAATCTGATAGTGTATTTTAGTACCTTGTTTGGCGGCTTCCATACCTATCTTTTTAGAATCGTGCTTACATCTATAAGTAAAAGACTCAGTAGATTCTCCCTCTTGTCTCTCTAAAGTAAGAGCAGAGTTAAGTGCTTGATTTATTTTCCAGTTTTCTAGTGAAGGTTTAGCTATCATACCTAGTATAGTAGTAACAGAAGGGACAAGCTTTTCTTTCTTAGCATCTCTAAGAGTTGTGTTCCTTTCCTTCCCGTTAGCACCGATGATAGTATACATTGGTTCTCCCTCTTGAGTATACCAATGTCCTGACTCAGACGTAAATTTATTATAGCTATCCAATTCAGTTTTGTCAATAAGTTTTTCTTTTTTATTTTTCATTATGTTTCACCCATCTTAATTTCCTTGTATCAGGTAAGTATAATAAATACTTAACACCTGCTTTGATTTGTTGTTCAGTTCTTGTTGTTCTTGATGTATAAGAATTCTCAGTTCTATAATCTCTTCTAGCAGTCTTTACATCTATTAATGTTACCTGTCCTTCAGGGTCTCGAGCTACTAAGTCAATGAACCCATCACACCCACAGTTTTTAAATACTTCATAGCCATTATCCCATAACCAAGTGACTGCATAAAATTCTGCAAGGTCTCCCTTTCTATTTGTTGAATGTTCTTTAGTGTGTTTCATACCAATTCTCTCCTATTTTATATTCTCCTGTTAATGGACAACGCATCTTGAAATGCTCACTTGCTCGTTCAATAGATTTAACACCAAGCTCTCCGACAAATTTAGCATTCTTTTCAGGAACTTCTATCTGCCATTCGTCATGAATGTTAGCTACAAACTTAGCATCTATACCATTTAGTTTTATTAAAGCATCTAAGAAACACATAGCTTTCTTCATTGCTATTGCACCACCACCTTGTAATAAAGTATTAAGTGCAGCATGTTGACTACGTACATATATCTTACGACCATCCAAACCTTTAAGGTATCCACGTTCAGATGCTTTCTGTACTTTCTCTTTTAGATTTTTTAGTGAGGGTAGATTCTTAAAGAAAGTTTGTTTTAGTTCTTTACCTTTCTTCAATCCACCACCTGCAACACTACCTATCTTAGCATCTCCTGCACCATACACTAAGGCATATATAAATGTCTTGGCTTGGTCTCTAGTCTTTAGACCTGCAAGATTCTGATTGGTAGTATGTATGTCACCATTGACTACCTCTTCAATATACTCAGGGTCATTCATGTAGTGGGCTAACATTCTAAGTTCTAGTCCACTAGCATCTATACCTACAAGCTTACGTCCTTCAGGTATAGTCCAACATGAACGACACTCCTTACCATAAGGACTACCTGCATTAGGTACTTGTGCCATGTTAGGATTTCTGTGTGTCATTCTACCTGTGATAGTTCCATTAGGTATTACACTACCATGGACTCTATCATCTTTGAGTTCGTCTATCCAAGATGTAACTTGTGCTATACGTTTCTGATATAGTAAGAAGTCTGCAATCAACTTGGCTTCTCTAATATGTTCAATCTTTTTGAGAGTACCTTCATCTACAATAGGTTGTCCTGTAGGTGTAAATTTCTTAGGCTTCCAACCAAAGTCAATAAGATATTCTCCTATTTGTTTACGACTACCAAGATTAAAGTCAACTAACTTCTGTCTCATGAAAGGTTCAAAGTCATTTGTATCTAAACATTTTTGATACTCAGTATCTGTCAGTCCACGTTTAGATAACTGTCCGTCTTTCCTAATGTAAGGTGTAACTAACTTATCATCCATTAGTTTAGGTTTGAAAGTACTGTGTACTTCATCCTCTACTTGTAACTGTTTGTCTTTGAGTTCAGCTAACAGTTCCATAGCTTGTTGAGTATTGAAAAAGAATCCGTTCTTCTCTTGTTGTTTTATTATCTTAGCTACATCATGCTCAAGCTTAACAGATTCTTCACTGAATATCTTACCTTCTTTTATCAAGTGGTTGTATACAGCTTCGTTTAATCTTACATCTTGAACACAGTAATCTAACATAGCCGGTGTGAACTCATCAAAGTTTTCAGGTTGCTCTTGTTTTAAACAACCAACACGCCATCCCCAAGCCTTCAAACTATGTCCGTTCTCACGGATAGGATTGAATAGTCTTGACATGACAAGTGTATCTTCTAACTTGTTAGTGAGTTCTACACCATGCAGTTTCTGCAACACAGGTATATCATAGCCTATGATGTTGTGTCCAATCAATACATCAGCAGCTTCTAAGAACTTAAGTCCTTCAGCTATCTGAGTGTTGTCAAACTTATGGACAGCACCATTTAATTCTTTAGCTACGATACACCACACAACTGTAGGGTCTAAGCCATCGGCTTCGATGTCAAATATTATTTTAGAATTGTTCATTGTCAAATGTTTCCTCCTCTGATACTTCAAACAGTCTACCTGTATCAGCGTTATATCTTAGACCACAAGCTAATCCTGTGTCTCCAGTATACCTAGACTTAAGTACACGAACCTTGGTAAGGTTAGCTTCTTCGGGATTAGTTGCCTGTTGATTTCTCTCTAGTGCAATCACACAATCCGATAGCTGTGCTATACCTTGTGAGCCTTTGAGGTGAGAGAGGGACACTTCAATACCTTGTTCATGTCCCTTGTCTCCACTTGCTCTTCGTAAATGGGATACCAATATCATACCAACACCAGTCTCTTCAACTAAGCTACGTAATCTATTCATCAACATATCAATACCTCGTCTCTCGTCTCCTTCGTGGAGAACATTGACAAGCATATGTAAGTGGTCAACGATTACCCATTTACATTCACATCCTACAATAATATATCTAAGCTTGGCAAAGATATCATCAATGTCAGTAGCACCTAAGTGAGAGTGAATGAACACCCTGCCTGAAGGAATAGCCTTATCAAACAAACCCATAAGGTCATCGTCTGTATAATTCTTACGCTTCTCAGATAAATATATCCTATCGTTAGCTTCGATAGATAGTATACCATCAGCAGTTCTCAACCAGTTCTCTTCAAGTGCTACAATACCTACATTGTCTTCTGTGTTTTTAATAAGCCAGTGTTCTAGTTCTCTTGTCACACTAGACTTACCGAGACCTGTGCCACCTGTAAGGGTAACAAGTTCTCCTTTACGCATACCATATAACTTCTTGTTCAGTCCGTCCCATGGATATGCAATACTCTCCTTCTCTTCTCTATGTAACCAGTCAGCCTTTTGGGATGACAGTTCCATGATACCTGAAGGAGTATACGTTTTAGAATTCCACCAAGCTTGGGTAAACTCTTGGAATTTCTTTTGCTTAAGCATTTCGTTTGCATCTTTGAACCCGTTAGGGAATGACATGATTCTAGTTTTGTTAGGCTTTAGTATCTTAGCTACAGCTTTAGCCGCATCTTTACCTGCCTTGTCATTATCAAAACATAGAACCACATTATCAAATGATTCTACAAACTCAATGCTCTCTCTTATATCTTTAACAGCAGAGGAAGCTCCACGTTTTAAAGATACTACCGACCACTTACCTTGGAAGAGTTCATGTACTGCCATAGCATCACACTCTCCTTCGGTAATAGTCAGGTACTTACCACCTGTGTTTCCACACAGTTGTTCTCCAAACAAACCTGTGTCCTCGAATGTTCCGTTACATGTGAAGCCTTTGTTAGCTACAAATCTTGTCTTAGTTCCAACAATCTCACTCCCATTAAAGTATGGGTAGATGTGTTGGGTGACACCATTGTTTCTATCCTTGACTATCTTTACACCGAACTTAGTTGCTGTGTTTTCAGAGATACCTCTGTCAGTCAAAGCACCATAAGCACCGGTGTATGATGTAAGAAATGTGTTATCGGGTTTGGGTTTGCTTGTCATTTCAATTACCTTTCCTGTTGATTCGTTGTCGTAATCTGTAAAGAATGTATTACAACTAAAGCATTTAGCTGAGCCATTCTCATTCAGAGATACAGCATCACTGCTACTACATTTAGGACAGGGTAATTTGTGTTTAATAAATTGTGTTCGTTCTTGTTGCATTCTATCTCCATTAGAAATGTGGCTAGGCTTTTACACCTAGCCGAGTTATAGTTATTCAGACTCGTCAGATACCTCTGCTTCATCTTGCTGTTCTACTACAGCTTCAGGGCTTTCTTTCAGCACAGCTTCAAGATTACTCTGATGTCCTTGTGAAGCAAAGTTCAATGCCTCTACTAGTACATTCAGTGTACCTATCTTACTGATAGTAACATTAGCACCTGCTTTTCTTTCTTCATCTTCAATCTTTGAAACATCATAGACTGATTCACCTTCATCATTCTTAATAGTAATTATCATACTAAAATTCCTCGTCATCATCAAAAAATTCAGAGCCGTCTTGCGACTTATACTCCACCAAGTCTACAATCTGAACAGCCTGTAAGTCGAGACCTTTCCCTGCCTTACCTGCATATTCCCAATCGTATTCATTGTACTGTACTCTAACCTTAGAGCCATTACCTACAGCAAGATTAACTTCCTGTTTGTTTTGGTCTAGTAATCTAGGTGCAGTCCTGACCATACCATTCGGTCCATTGACTTTACGTTTGATTACTATAGCAGAACCTTCATCCATCTGCTTAATGGTATGTCCACGAGATGCAAAACTATTTGCAGTCTCTTCATCAACAACTAAGTTGACTGTGTACATTGGTTCAAATGTGGTATTGGGTTCTTTAATACTCGCCCAATACGCAGTTCCATCTACTATCATATTTACCTCCTACGGTTTAGTTAATAGTTCGTTAAAAAT